GGCAATAACACAAACAACAGGACCTCAGGGTCCTGTTTTTGTATGTATAAATAACATTGTAAGGAGATTAACAGTATGTCAGACTTTTTCGACAGTAAAACAGATAAAGAGCTATTAGAGAGCTTGCTCGCAGAAGTCGCAAAAGCAACCAATGAGTTGCGATGCGCTGAACGCGATATCAAAAAGGCCAATGGCCGACTTCAATTTGCCGTAATGGCAATAAACGAAATGATTAATAGACCAGGAGATTAACAGATGAAATTATCACAACTAGCAAGTAAACCACAATTAATTAAAGTATCAATTGATGATGACGATGTCATTGCAGAATTCGGCGAGCCGCTTGAATTTTGGATATATGACCGACAAGACATGGATAAGTTTGTAAAATTAGCCACACTTGATTACACTAAGTTTGCCGAAGTTACAGCATTAGTTAAAGAATTAGTATTAGATGAAGAAGGTAATCAGGTTATTAAAGATGACTTGGTATTGCCTACAAACATTTTAATGAAGGCAATTACCACGGTGATTGAAACCTTGGGAAAGTCCGTATTGAAGACTACGACACCGGAGACAGCTACTTCCAAATGATTTTAATGCTGGACTTTGTAGCTGAACGATATGGGATGCTACCAAGTCAAGTACTTAAGGAAGGAAACAGTTTAGATTTCGTAATTGCTGAAGCGGCACAAGGCTATAAAAATAAAACTCAAGCTGAAGCACAGGCTCGAGCTAGAGGCGAAACATTACAGCCTAAGGTACCAAAACTTAGTCAAGAAGAAATGATGAAGATGCTCGAACGAGCAAAGGAACAAGCCAAATGAAAGCCACAGTTTCTTCAAAAGGATTAGCTAAAAAATTTACTAATCTATCTAATATTCGAGATGAAATTATGCCTAGAGCATTGGAGTTCTTTAAAAGTCGAACACCAATTAAAAGTGGTAATGCTCGCCGTAAGACAACCCTGGATAGCAATAAAAACATTCAAGCTAAGTATGCTTATGCTGGTGTGTTAGACAGTGGGCGTAGTCGACAAGCGCCACAGGGTATGGTAAAGCCAACTGAACGACAAATAGCCAAGTTGGTCAGCGATTATATTAAGAAATTAGGAGCCTAATATGGCGGATATAAATGTCAGTCTTGGATTAGACGATAGTAAGTACAAACAGGGATTAGCCAATGCTCAGGCAGGCGCACAGCGATTAGGCACACAGTTAAACAATAGTTTCTCTGGTGGCTTAGGTGCGGTTACTAAGTTTGCCACGGGAGTTGATGCTCTTAATGTTAAATTTGCTAACCTAGGTCGTGTTGTTGTTGGACTTGGCTTGGCTAGTTTTGTTGGACAAGCATTGCGCAGTGCCGACGCACTCAGCGATCTATCAGCGGCTTTAGGCACTAACACTGGTAGACTATTAGAAATGAAAGTAGCTGCCAGCAGTGCTGGTGGTAACTTAGAAAGTTTAGCCGGTATGTTGGGTCGTATGGAAGACAACATGCAGGGTGCTGTAGATGGCAATGAAAAAATGCGCACAAGTCTTGCGGCAGTGGGCATCGGCTTTGAAGAAATCAGTCAATTAACTCCAGAACAACAATTCAATCGTATATCAAAAGCTCTATCGGGCTTAACAGATCAAAATAAACGAGCCGCACTAGCTACAGAAATCTTTGGTAAGAGTGGTAGACTATTTGATTTTGCTGGATATACAGATGGTATAGCAAAACTTACTGGCACTATGGATGATCAAGGCAGAGCAGTAGATGCTGCTGGCAAGATGATGGACAAGTTTGCTGAACAAATGAGTCTAGTAGGTGCCGAATTCCTTAAACTAGCAGGTCCAGTAGTTGAATTTATTACTCCATTAGATGAATCAAGCTCGGCAATGGAACGAGCAAGTGTCGGTGCTATAGCATTAGGTGGGGCTTTGGCTATATTTGCCGCAAGTAGTCTAATCAAAGGTATAGTAACTATCTATGAAGGCTTTAGAACATTAGCCGCTATTACAGGTATATCAACCGGAGCAACCGCACTTAATACTGTGGCAACCAATGCTAATAGTGCTAGTGCTATTGCCAATGCCACAGCACAATCATTTATGGCTGGTGCTATGGCTCGAGTTGGTGCTGCTACTACAGCAGTGGCAGTAGCTCAAGCAAACTTATCGGCATTCCAGGCCAGCGGCGCAGTTAATGATGCTAGATTATTAACTTTAGAAACAGCATTAACAGCGGCAAGAGGTAGACTAGCAGTGGCAACTGAAGCCGCAGCAGTTACACAAGGTGTATTATCTACAGCACAAACAGCTGGTAGTGTAGCTAGTACTGCCGCTAATGCGTCAAGTTTAACCTACTTAGGCACTTTAGGTCGATTTGCTGGTGTAGCAGCCATTGCGGCAGGTGCTATGTCAATGTTATATTCATCTGGACTTAACGAAGGTGAAGATGAATGGTTAGCTAAAGAGCGAGAAAAACAAAATCTATTAGCTCGTCGTAAAGCTGCCTTATCTACATTAACAGCAGAACAACAAAAAAATTACAATGCTCTTAGTCAAGCTGAGAAAAATGCCACAATCGACAGCATTGTTAGTCGTGCTGAAATGGAAAAAAAATCAGCACTACAAGATAAAATTTATGGTACTACAAATAGAACAGGTGGTGGCTATGCTCCATCAGAAGAAGCAATAAGAAAAAATCAAGCAATCACTGATGCCTATAATAAACAGGTATTGGCAATCCAGGATCTTCAAGGTGCTATACAAGAAAAAAATCAATCACAATTAGATGATTTAAGAAATGCTACAGAAAGTTTAACATTATCTGAAAGAGAAAAATCTATCAAGAAAGAAACTCTTGAATATGAAAGTCGAGCTAGAGCCGACCTTGCTAATCTTCGTCAGCGTGAAAAAGAATTAACTAATCAGATTGCCACAGGTGATAAAGATGCTAGGGATCAAGCTCGAGCACAATTACCTGAAGTACAAAGAGCTATTGCTAATATCACTAGTGAATACGAAAAGCAATTACCAATTCTCAAAGAAGCAGCTGGTACTGCTTATGACAAAGCACAAGCTGAGATTTCATCAGCTAACTTGAGTAGATTCGCGGCGGCTGAGTCTACTAAGGCACAACAACAATTACAGAGCATTCAAGACGAAATGGCTAAAATGACTCTGCCTGAAATTGAGCAGAAGTATTATGATATTGCGGCAGCTGCTCGTGACAGTGCTCAAGAAGCAATTAATGCTGAGAATGAGCGTCGTAGAGTTATTGGTATGTCAGCTATGGCTGTCAGTGAAGAAAACAAATACCGTGATGCTGCTCTAGCAAAAACTAATCAGATTGTAGCGGCTACTAAAAAGTCATTCGAAATGTCACGCAGTTTCTCAACTGGTTGGAAGAAAGCAATGAACGACTATGTAGCTAATGCTACTAATGCTGCTCAAAGAGCACAAGAGTTGTTTAGTCGAGCAACCAAAGGTATGGAAGATGCTATTGTAGGATTTGCTAAAACTGGTAAATTCGAATGGAAGTCATTTGTTGCTGATATGTTAGAACAATTATTACGCAGTCAGATACAACAGGTGTTTGCTTCGATGATGGGTGGTATGCAGAATAGTATGTCAGGCTTCACTGGAGCAGCTGGTGGTGGTAATCTATTAGGTGGCTTACTAGGTGGTGTTGGCAGTTTATTCGGCGGTGGTTCAAGTGGTTATATGCCAGGTGAAAGCAGTGGCATGCCTACTGGTACTAGTTTATTTGGTGGTATAGGCGACATAGTAGGTAGTATTGGTTCTGGTATCGGATCAGTAGTATCTGGCATTGGTGATTTCTTTGGTGGCTTCTTTGCTAATGGTGGTAACCTAGGTGCTGGTAAGTGGGGTATTGCTGGTGAAAATGGTCCAGAGTTAATATCAGGACCGGCTAGTGTAACACCCATGGGCGGTGGCGGAGTTACTAATGTAACCTACAACATCAACGCAGTGGACGCAATGAGCTTTAAACAATTAGTGGCACAAGATCCAGGCTTTATATATGCTGTAACACAGCAAGGTGCTCGTTCAATGCCAGGTACAAGGAGATAAGATATGTCATTTCAATGGATTTTCGATAACGCAGAAACAATCACAGTGGATAATAAACCACTAGTGTTACAGACTATTACACGCAATAATACAGTGCGTGCTACTAACCTAGGTGGTGCTATAAAAAGATATGATGTAAAATTACCCGATGGCATACCATATCGTGAAATATCAGCAAACATTGCAGCCAGTGAAGCACTTGGTCAACATACCAGTGCCAATGTAACTGTTACTCTCGATGGTAGTGTATATGCTACAGGTAATGTTATCTGTACAAGTTTTCCAAAATGGACATTGTTTGGTGCTAAGAATATCAATCAAGTATCATGGGACGGCGCCTTTAGTTTCTATGAGGTAGTATAATGGCTATACTTAATTTAGAAAGCTATAGCAGTATCTACATATCAATGTTTGTTAAGATTGATGTACCTAATTATGAGGTATTAAGATTCAGTAACCACTTTGAAGCATTTACTATTATAGAAAGTGATGGAACATCTAATAGCTACACAAACATTGGTGATTTAGCCAGTGTTAGTGATACTACATTTGGTATTAGAAATAATTCCGAAGAAGTAACAGTTACTATTGTTGGATTACCATTAAGTAATATTTCTATGGTCTTGAATAACGAGTTTAAAGGTAGTAAAATAGAAATTAGACGCCAATTCTTTAATGGCAGTACCTTAGCACCTATAGGTAATTCTGTAATTAAATTTAAAGGTATACTTAATAATTATAATATTATCGAAGAATACCCTGACACACAAGGTGGTGTTGGTTCTTGTTCTATTGGATTTATTTGTGGAACACTAACAGATTTATTACAAGAAAAGCGTGCTGGTAGACGAACCAATCCTCTAGATCAAAAAATATATTTTCCTAATGATCTAAGTATGGATAGAGTTCCAAACATTTCAGGAAGTAATTACAATTTTGGTGCGGCTTTATAAGGATTAATAGATGAGTTTTTTTGATAATATATTAGATGTTGGTAAAAGTGTTTGGAATTTTGCCACAGGCGGTGGAGCCGGAAGTGCTTTAGTTAGTACCTTATTAACAGGGTTTGCTTTAAATCAAGTTACTAAAAGTATTAATAAAGGATCAACTACTTCGGCTACAACTACACAAACACAACAAAAAGAATCAGGCAATAAATTACAATTAGCCCCAGCTAGTGATAATAAAATACCTATAGTATATGGTAAAGCCACTCTTGGTGGAGCTATCACTGATGCCAAGATGAGTGCCGATAATCAGACTATGACATTTGTTATTACTCTATCCGAAGTTACAGGTAATTTATTAAGTACAGATTCTGCTAGTGAATTTACATTTGAAGATGTGTATATTAATGGTAATAGAACTGTATTCAATAGTGATGGTGTAACCGCAAACTATATTATCGACGCAGATGGTAATGTAGATCGTAGTATCAATGGATTAATTAAAGTTTATTGCTATAAAGATGGTGGTAGTAATCCGGCAATCATTGATAATTATTCTAATGGCGCAACAGGTGCAGCCTATACTCACATGCCGGGCTGGACCAGCGCACATACAATGAATAAATTAGTTTTTGCCATTGTTGAAGTAACCTATAATAGAGCAAAAAATCTAACAAGTTTGCCTACTATGACATTTGCTCTTAAGAATTCATTAAATCAACCAGGCGATTGTCTATATGATTATATGACAAATACCAGATACGGGGCTGGAATTGACCCTACGGAGATTTATAGTGTTTAGTTTAAGCGATTTAAATTCATTTAGTAATGATGGCGTGGTGTTTAACGATCAGAGACCAATGACAATTACATTTAGTAATGACCCTGCTGTAGATACAACAGCAACCGGGTTCAATTCTAATTTAACCATGCCGATTAATACTGTAGGTACTAATATTACAAGTTTATCATCTGCTAATAATGTTAGTTATAGTGTTAATTTATCTAGTTTCTCAGGAGCAACACTAACCTGGGTTGACCCATTACCTGGAGTAACCACAGCATCTTATAATTCTAATGTCTATACAATTTCTAATATTGTTACCGTAGATGATTGGGAAAGTATTAGATATGTTAGTTTAACATATCCAGCACCGATTAATGCTATTAATTTTGGTAATAACTTTTCTATAACTTCAAATATTACCTATGCGAATACTGCCATTGGATGGACTACTCGCGGAATTATTCCTGGACCAACTCATATCTATGTTAAAAATACTCCATTAAGTTTGTGGTACAATGGTACAGCTCCTGTAATATCAGCATCAGATGGTGCTACTTATAGTTTTCAATTAACATTAGGATCTAATGTCGGCTATATTGCTAATGGTACAGTAACAAGTCCTCCTGCAGAATGGACTTATGGCAATTTGACTTATAATTACAGTGGCACAGTAAGTCAATGTAATGGTGTTTTAGCAAATATTAAAATTTATCCTCATACTGATGTAATTACAACAACTACATTACAGTATAGACAACAAAGAAATAGTGTTAGTCAAGTTAATAATACAGTTACATTAGTCGGACAAATAGCACAGGTTCCTGACGCACCTAGTTCAGTAACAGCAACAAATGGTAACGGACAATCATCTGTTAGCTTTGTTCCAGGACCCAATGGTGGCGATGCCATAAATTATTTTACTATTCTATCAACTCCTGGAGGTATAACAGCCACTGGAACTTCTAGTCCAATAACAATTACCGGATTAACCAATGGTACAAATTATACATTTCAGGTAAAAGCAAATAATGACATAGGTGATAGCCCGTATAGTAGTCCTAGCAATAATGTACTATTAGGATCTCCGGATGCTCCTACTAGTATTTCGGCATCATATGGTAATACACAGGCCACTGTTAGTTTTACTGCACCATTTAATTATGGATCTACTATCACCAATTATACTGTAACTGCCAATGTTGGTAACATAACAGCCACTGGAAATTCTAGTCCAATTACTGTGACTGGATTAACTAATGGTACACCTTATAAATTTAAAGTCACAGCAACAAATATCAATGGTACTAGTGCTGATAGTCAATGGTCTAATACTGTAGTTCCAAAAACAGTTCCTGGGGCACCCACAGATCTTTATGCTAGTAACAGTGGTAATAATGCGGTGATATCATTTACTGCTCCTAGCGATCTAGGTGGCGATATAGGAATTTCTAATTATCAAGCAATTTCAACTCCTGGTAACATCACAGCTAATTTAGGGCAATCACCTATTACAGTTACTGGATTAACAGTGGGAACTAGTTATACATTTAAAATCAAAGCAACTAATAGTGTTGGATACGGTGCTTTAAGTACCGCAAGTAATAGTGTTATAGCCGGAGCTCCTGGAATACCAAGTATTAATAGAGCAACAGCCACAGGCAATACTACAGTTATAATGTCTTTTACTGCTCCTACTAGCACAGGAAGTAGCAGTATCAGTAGTTATACAGTAATAGATCAAAATAATAATATTGTAGCCACTACTACCTCAAGTCCAGTTACAATTAATAGTTTAACACAAGGCAATAATTATCAATTTAGAATTCGAGCTAATAATAGTGCTGGTGCCGGCTTATATAGTAATCCAAGTAACCAGGTAACTCCAGGTCAAAGTATAGCTGTTGAATATCTAGTAGTTGGCGGAGGTGGTGCTGGTGGTGCTGGTAGTAAAGGTGTGTCCGGTACAGGTGTCAGTGGTGGCGGCGGCAGTGGCGGCAGAGCTCTAACTGGAACATTTAACTTATTTCCTTTAACTAATTATTCGGGTTTCAGTGGCACCGGTGGCGTAAATATAGGTAGTCTAACACAAGAAGCGCAAGATTCTTCATTTAACGGTGTTACTGCAGGCAAGGGACAAAGAGGACAAAACTATAGTTCTCGATCTGGTACTGGATCTTCTGGCTCAGCAAATGGCTCTGGTGGGGGTGGTGGTTGGTTCTTAAGTGGGACAAGATCGCCAGCCGGAGGTGGTTGGGGAAATAATGGCACCTTACCAGCTACTAATGGCGGATATGGTGCTACCTATGCTGGTGGCGGTGGCGGTGGTAGTGGTGGAAATGGAGCTAATGGTTCTGGTACTGTGCCTGGTGCTGGTGGTAATGCTTATTATTCAACAATTACAGGATCTAATACTGGATATGGTGGCGGTGGTAGTGGCGGTATATTAACAGAAGGAAATTCTCCATCAGCTGCTGGATATGGTAATGCTGCTAATGGTGCCGGCGCTAAAAATCCTAATACAACATATTATGGTGGTAATGGCGCACCAGGAGTAGTAATAATTCGATACCCAGCCACATATAATGCTGTTATATCAGCGGGTACAGCATCTACTACAACCGTAGGTGAATATAAAGTAACAACTTTTAATCTAGGCAGTTTTACTGTTAGTTTTGAATAAGGAACAATTATGGGATTAAGTCTATTACCGTATACATATCGGATCAATGGTGTCATTGATACTACCGAAGGTGTATTATCAAACATGGAAAAACTTAGCAATGCTGCCGCCACATGGATCAGCTATGATATGTTTACTGGTAAATGGGGTGTAGTTATTAACCGAGCTGAGTTAAGTTCAGCCGAATTTGATGACAGTAATATTATTGGTAGTATTCAATTGAATATTCTTAGTCTAAATGAAATGTATAATGGAGTTGAAGTTCAATATCCACATAGTGATTTAAATGGTAAAAAAGATTTTATTCGAATCAGCATACCAGCAGAAGATAGATTAACAAATGAACCAGAAAATATTTTAACTTTAAATTATGATCTAGTTAATGACCCTGTTCAGGCTATGTATATTGGTTTGATTGAATTAAAACAATCAAGATTAGACAAAACAATTGTATTCCGTGCTGACTACAGCAAAATTAATATCCCAGCTGGCGCAGTTATCACAGTTACCAATACTACATTTGGCTGGACCGCAAAAGAATTTCGCATTGTCACAGTTAAAGAAATTAGTGGTTCCGAAGCACTACAAACAGAAATTACAGCAATCGAGTATGATGCTAATGTCTATTCAACTGATGATTTGTATCGTTATATCAGAACTGATGCCAATGGTATTATTCCAATTGGCAGCATAGGGCAACCTAGTCAACCACAAATTACTAAATTTGAAAATATAAGTCGACCTAATATTCTTATTGAAGCTGATGTTCCTAGTGGATTAGTTAATGGCATGGAGTATTGGATGTCATATGATGTTACCATTGGCAGTGACGAAAATCGTAATTATAAACTAATAGGCACAGTATATGGTACTGGTGGAACAAATCTAACACAAGGTGACACAGTAGAATTAAACTATGATAGTCTCGATTCTGGTAATCTTATTGTTAAGGTTAGAGGCATTAATGGTGACATCACAGGTCCATATAGTACACCTAGTGGATTTTTAGAATATAACTCTACACAGGTAACTGATGCCATTGGTGGTAATACCGCTGTTCAAGATAATGCTGGCAGTTCTATTGGTGGATTACTAGGCATGAATGGCTTAATGTGGTTATTAAATCAATTGATGTCGGGCGGTAATACCGGCAACACAGCGGCTACTATTGCTAGTCTTAGTTCATTATTTGGTATAACCGGTAATATTGCTAATACTGTAAGTGGCACATTACAAGGTATAGGTAGTGCCGCTAAAGCAGGAAATAAATTAATGATTATTGCCGACGCAGGAGCACAAAAAGCTATTGATGCTGCGCCAAATACTTCACCGACTTATTTTTATACTAAAACTTTTACACCGACAGTTACTGGTACATATAAAATAGATGTTATTATAGATCAGAATGCTTCTGGTGCCAATGGAGGTAGGGGTTCTGACTGGAGTGAAGCTGAGGATTATATACAAGTTAGTGCTGTAATAAGTCAAGGTGCTACAATACTATTCACTACAGCTTCAGGTGGTCCTGGTGCGCAATATTGGACAGACTTTGCTCTTACTGGTATTCTTGACTTAACTGCTGGAGTAACATATGGTTTAGGATTTGCTGCAGAGATTAGAACTGAATCAAATCCAACAACTGATGCTAACTTTGATGTTAGTTGGAATATCTACACCATTGCTATCGCATAATTTAATCTAACTAAATACTAGTTATAACATGCGCCCAGCACTACCACATGTGGTGTTGGGTTAAACCCTAAGGAGGCAATGATGGCAGGTATCTTAAATTTTGATCAGTACATTGGTGGTGCGGATCAAATCAAAATCGAACAAGTATTTCCAAAAAACCAAAAAACATTGATCTACAACTTCAACCAAAACATTACTGGTTGGACTTTTGAATTAGATCAACAAACTCTTGTCGTAGATACTATGACATTTAATCGCAACACAGGACAGCCAAACTTTGCTAACAGCCAAGTTATTGGTTATTTTCCTAAAGCAGAAATTACAGGCAATGTCACTGTTACTAATTCAACAACCGGCACTGTAAATGTAACATTTCCGGCTAACATGTATACCGGTCCTATTATTCCTGATGCCCGTGCTAATATACCTATTACCGTTGTTGCCTTAACCTGGACTGATGCTAATACCCCAGCACAGATCAATACTCATCGTTGGGCACTTATACAATGTTGGGAGCCTGATGTTACTCCTGGTGATCCTACATCTAGCACTAATCCGCTATACACAGCGATTTAAGGAGAATAATTATGGCATATACCGTAGAAATTACAGACTTAACTGATTATCAGTTAGGCATAACCAATACAACAAATACAATCGAAGTTAGTTACAATTCTATCGCCATAGCCGGTGAACAAGGGCCACAAGGAAATGTAGGCCCTACAGGTGCCACAGGCGCAACTGGGCCACAGGGCATTCAAGGAAATGTCGGTCCAACAGGCGCTACTGGAGCCACAGGCGCCACAGGCGCAACTGGGGCTACTGGCCCGCAGGGTGTTAGTGTTACATTAAAAGGTACCAAAGCCAATGTAGCTAGCCTACCAGGTAGTGCTTCAGCAGGTGATGGTTGGATTATTGCCACCACAGCTAGTGAACCTGAAGCAGGCAATTTATATGTTTGGAACACCAGCACTAGTTCATGGAATGATGTAGGTCAAATTGTAGGACCCAAAGGCGATACAGGAGCAACAGGAGCAACTGGGGCTACAGGTGCAACCGGCGCACAAGGCATTCAGGGCATTCAAGGTAATGTAGGTGCTACTGGTGCTACAGGAGCAACCGGAGCAACCGGAGCACAAGGCATTCAAGGAAATGTAGGGGCAACTGGTAGTCAGGGTATTCGTGGTGTTCCGGGTAGTAGCTTACAATATCGATATGAAACATCAACAACTATAGCTCAGCCAAGTAACCCAGGTCAATTTAGATTTAACAGTAATGTAGCCGCATCAATTACTCGAATTGCTATTCGTAGTTCAGATGATCCTGGTAATAGCAGAACAAGTTTCTGGACAATGATTGATGATAGTACTAGTACTATTAAAGGATATCTAACTTTTCTTAATACCGACTATGTTGATCCATTAGTATTTGCTATCACTTCAGTAACAAATAATACCTTATGGTTTGATATTACTGTAAGCTATGTTAGCGGATTTGTACCTTACTCTGTTGACAATGTTGTGGGATTTGTTGCCTTCACTCGCAATGGTGATAAAGGTGACACAGGAGCAACAGGCGCTACCGGCGCAACAGGCGCACAGGGCATTCAAGGAAATGTCGGTGCTACAGGAAGTACAGGCGCAACAGGGGCACAAGGACCACAAGGCAATGTAGGTGCAACTGGCGTTAGCGTAACTAATGCTACGATCACTGGGGGTAACTTATTAATTACTCTTAGCAATACCGCAGTTATTGACGCAGGTGTTGCCACAGGTAGTGGTATCACCAGTATTAGTCAAGATACTAGTCCAACATTAGGTGGTAATTTAGATGTCAGTGACTATACATTCTCAACAGCTACTGAATTTAATTTCCTAGTTGGCACAGATGTATTCCATGAAAGTGGTATTAATATCACTCAAGACATTATTACTTCAACTAAAAGATTAAATCTATCCAATCAGACTACCTATTCAGATATTTCGGGTAATGTTGAAGGGTCAGTTGGCCTGCGTATAACCAATAGTAATGATACTGGTGTAACTTCAGACACTGAAATTTTATTAATTAACGATATCGGTTCTGCTTTAGTCGTTGGTAAGGTTGCTAGTTCTTGGGCACATCCGGCAATAACATCCTGGCAACCAAACGATGCTGGATTCTTAAACTTTGGCGGAGACATGCGCTTTGGTACTAGTGATGCGTTTGGCGGTAGTTTAGGTAATGTTATATTTGGTACACATGCCAGTGGTAGTGAAACTGTTACAGTAGACCTTACTAATAAAAATCTAATTGTTAACGCAGGTAATATTAATCTAGCCGCATCTCAGGGTGTAAACTTTAATAGTACATTCTTTAGTGGTAGCTACAATCAATTAAATGATAAACCTACTATACCAGCGGCATATGGCGACAGCAATGTAGCTGCCTACACCGGCAACATCTCAGCTAAGGTCTCTGGCTTAACAATTGGTTATTTAGAAATGCCTCAGGTTGCCGCAGGTAATGTAACACTTGCTCTCAGTGATAGTGGTAAACACTACTATGACACTAGTTCGGCACCAACAACTGTAACAATTCCTAACAATGCCAATGTGGCATTTGCCACAGGCACAGTTATATCATTGGTAAATCACAGCACAGCTAATTTAATTGTTGGTCGTCAGAATGCTGTAAGTTTATTCTTAGGTGGTAACGCAACATCTGCAGGCAGAACAATTACCACATACGGTGTTGCTACTATAATGAAGGTAGCCACAGACACTTGGTTTATCAACGGCACAGGAGTAGTTTAATATGACAGGGATAGCAGGCATGATGTTTGCTAATCGCACTCCAGCTGCGGTTAGTGGTGACACAGATCCTTATTGGGCAAATGTAGGTCTACTAATGAGTGCTAGAAATGGCACCATCGTTGATTTAAGCACTAACGCTCTTACTTTGACTAAAATAGGTACTACCAGTTCTGTCGATGTAACCTCTGCTACTGCTAAATTTGGCACACAGAGTGTTAGATTTACAGCATCAGGAACTGGTTATGGTACAGGTGCTCTTAGTGTAGGGCCTAGTTCGGCTATTAATATCAGCACTGGTGATTTTACCATTGAATGGTGGCAGAATTCATTTGCCGCAGGTAACTACATGGATCCATTTGGCTGGGGTAGCTGGAGTATACAGGCCTATGTAACTTCTGATGCTATTGCCTATGAAATGGATAACAATGGTGGCAGTCCATTATTATATTCTACAAGTTTCTATTCATTAAGTCGAAACAACTGGCATCATGTGGCTATTGTTAGAGAAGGCAATGTGTTTAGTTTCTTTACCAACGGAACTAGACTTACACAGACTACACAGGCAATTACAATTAGTAATGTCTCAGGTCAGAAATTAGCCATCGGTGATAATGATGCTAATACTACCTATGGCACTAGTCAAACATATAATGGTTATATGGATGAATTCCGTATTACTAAAGGTGTGGCTAGATACACTGGCGCAACATATACAGTGCCAACAGCTAGATTCCCAGCAGGATAACATATGAACTTAAAAATAACATACCAAACCAATCCGGGACTTAGTAGACCAGTAGTAGCCATTGCGGCCGCAGACCTAGGCTACTGGGTTTTGAATAGCACCGATGATACTATGACTTTTCAAGGTAGTGATGATCAATTGACTGTAGAGGACTTCAAAAATTTAACTGATATCTTACCTACAGCATACATTACCAATTTAGAAATAGTATAATGCTAGACATAGTCTGTCATTTTTATAATGAAGAATACCTACTTCCATGGTGGCTAAATCATCATAAGAAGTTTGTTCGACATGCTATAATGATAGACTATAACAGCACTGACCATAGTCGTGAGATTATTCAAGAAATATGTCCTACATGGCAGATAGTCACTAC